AAAGAAACTCATGAAGAAGCATGGTGTTGATGCGCTTTACCCAACAAAAGATCCCGATACTTTTTACTTCCTGCGAAACAACAAAAAGATTAATGTTGCGATGCCAAAAGATAGGTTTGAATGATGGGGCTTATAACTTCAGTAGAGAAAATGCTAATGGGCAAGGCTGCTGGTTTCAATACTCCCAGAGCTTTCATTGACTCTCTTGAGAAAGAAGGAAAACTAGCTTATCATGGTACGGCGCAAGGAGACTTTGAAAAATTCAGTATGGCAAAAAGAGGTACTGGCGCAGATGCAAGAATTGCAGGCTTAGGAGATTCTGGGAAAGGAATATATCTTACAAAGAATCCTAAAGAAGCGCAAGCATATGCTTCTGGTCTTGCGAAAGAAGGTTATGGTAATAATCCTTATGTGCATAAAGTATTTGTAAATGCTAATAAACCATTTGACATGGATGACATTGGAAAGAAGGCTAATTTTGTTGACAATACTGTAAGAAAACAAAGTAATTTCTTTAAAAAAGATTTATCTGACGCTGAGTACAGTGAAATATATAAACTCGCTGGAATCAATGAAAAACAGTATAATTTGTTACGTGATATAGAAGGCAGTGTTGGCGATAACTGGAATGATTTTGATATTGGCAGAACATTAAAGCAAGAAGGGTATGATTCACTTATTGCGCCTAATAAAGAATTAGTTGTTTTTAATTCTAGAAGATTAAAAACACAAAAGCAATTAACTGATTTGTGGAATAAGGCTAGATAATGGCTCTAAATGAAGTAATACTTAATAAGATTAAGACCTGGAGAGAGGATGCAGTTCTCTTTGTGCAGGAAGTATTGCTTATTAATAAACCTCACATTAAGATTTCAAAACAGCAGATGAATTTCTTACGAGCTCTTCCAAAAGAAAAGAGAATATCTATTAGATCCGGCCATGGAACTGGCAAAGATGCATCTGCTTCGTGGGCAGTTCTTTGGTTCCTAGCTACAAGAGCATATGCAAAGGTAGTTTGTACAGCACCTACAGCGCGACAGTTAAATGATATCCTCTGGTCGGAAATTTCTAAGTGGGCGCGCGACAGCGCTATTCAAGATGAGTTTGTTATTCAGTCTGAGAAAATCTTTCATAAGGGAGCTCCAAAAGAATGGTGGGCAAGAGCAGTATCTCCTTCAGTAAAGGCTGATCCGGCCGACCAAGCAGAGACTTTGGCTGGTTTCCATGGAGATCATCTACTCATTGTTGTTGATGAAGCTTGCCATGATGACCAGACAGAAGTTCTTACTGAAAATGGTTTTAAGTTGTTTGCGGATGTAGAAACTGGTGAACGTGTCCTCACAATGAATCAGGAGACACATATCGCAGAGTATGTTTATCCAACTGAGTATCATTCATATGACTATGATGGTAATCTTCATTATTACGAAAGTGATAATCTCGATTTTGCTGTTACTCCTAATCATAAAATGTTTTTTAACACAAGAGATGTTGAAAAGTATCAACTTAAGCCTATTAAAGATATAGGTAGAACGAGACTTACAACACCTAAGGGTTTTAGGTGGACAGGACAACACTTAGATGCTTTTAGTTCTTATGAACTTTATCAAGCAGGATGGGAACCATTTGAGATAACTTCTTGGTTAGCTTTTCTTGGTATATTTATTTCGGAAGGATACTATACGAAGTATGCAGACGGCAGAGTAAATGGCCTTGGAATTTCGCAATCTAAACTTGAAGGAAAAGAAATGATTGCGAAGATACTTAATGCGACTGGATTAAATTATAGAGTTCATGGAAATGAGTTTAGAATATCATCTGTAAGTCTTGCAGAGTATTTGCAGTCTGTTTGTGGAGATGGTTTTATAAACAAGAGAGTTCCAGATTTTATTAAACAACTTACACCAGAACTTATAAATGTTTTTCTTAATGCTTTCTGTGTAGGAGATGGTTATTTCAAACCTTTTAATGGTGGATATAGAAGAATATTTTATACGTCATCTCCTCAACTTTCTAATGATATACAGGAATTATTGTTTAAAGCAGGATATAATGCTACAATTCAATACAGAAAACTAGAAGGAAAAACAACTTGGATTAGAGATCACTTTGCAACTTCTTCTGTTGATGGATTTGCGATAGGAGAATCTTCGACTGAAACTGCATTTTCTATTAGAATGGAAAATGTTAAGATTAGACCATACACAGGAAAAGTCTATTGTCTTACAGTTCCTACTGGAATTTTATTTACGCGGAGAAATGGTAAGTGTTTTTGGTCTGGTAACTCTGGTGTTGAAGATCCAGTCTTTATTCCGATTGAAGGAGCTCTTACACAAGAAGATAACAGAGTCATGTTGATTGGTAACCCAACAAAGAATAAAGGTTACTTCCATGATACACAGTTTCACAGTGAAATTTCAAAGATGTGGTTTAAACTACATTGGGATTCCAGAGATAGCGAGAATGTAAAACCAGATTATCCTGTTTACATGGCTAATAAGTATGGAGTTGATTCCAATGTCTTTAGAATACGTGTTGCTGGGTTACCTCCATTGGAGGATGAGAGAACTTTAATTCCACTATACTGGGCGGAACAATGCATTGGTAAGTACATTGAAGTTGACGATGAAGAGCCAATTTATCTGGGTGTCGATGTAGCAAGATTTGGCGAAGATAAAAGTATTATACTTCCTCGGCATGGCTTACGAGTTCTTCCTTGGATAACATTCCAGGGAATGAATACAATCACACTGGCGGGAAATGTTCAGATGACCTATGGCGATGTCGCCGCTGAAGGCTGCGCTATTGATGTGATTGGCGTTGGAGCTGGTGTTGCGGACTATCTTCGCAAGCAACGAATGCCTAATCTGTTTGATGTTAATGTATCTTGGGCATCCAGCGAATCTACAAAATACGCACTACTTAGAGATGAACTCTGGTGGAGAGTAAGAGAGAAGTGCATGTACGGATACTATTCTTTTCCAGATATAAAATTACCTGGAGAAACTCTGTCGCTGGGACAAGAGTTAGCTAATGAATTATCATCTCCTTATTACGAGTTCAATAGAAATGGAGCTGTTAAAGTTGAGGGAAAAAAGGAGATGAAGAAAAGGGGAATTGCATCTCCTAATATTGCAGATGCTCTTTGCATCACTGAATACTTCTATTCCGCCTCAACTAAGTTATTTCGTAAAGTACCTAAAGGTCCTCAGAGAGGAAAAGCATATAAGCCCTCAATGTCTACTTTATCGAAGAGAAGAATTCCTGGCGCTGATGCTTGGCAGGTAATGTGAAGCGAGAAATGTCAAAATTTGACACTACTCTAAACAAGGTAAGTAAAGTTTAGGCGGAACATATTTTTTAAAAAGTCTCTGGTGTACGGCAGTTATTATGAATGCACAAGAAAAGAATGCGATTAAAATTGCTTTTAAAGCAGCAAAATGTACTGATACTGTATTTAAGAGAGTAGTAAGACGTAAATGTTGCTATTGTGGAAGCAGTAAAAAGATTCAAAGGCATCATGTTACATATGAACCTGAAAAGATAGTTAAATTGTGTTCAAACTGCCATAGGTTAATTACAGTAATAAACACGATTGGCTCGATCGCAACTAAAACTAAAAAAGATAATGCAGTACGAACTAGACTATGGGATTGGTTTATTAGGACTAAACGAACTAACACTAAATTTACAGTAGATTTAATACTAGCAGTGTTAGAGATTACATACAAATTTTCAAGTATTGAAAAACAATTTATAATGGAAGCAAGAAAGAGAATTTCTTGTTAGTCGCAGTAACAGATAAATAGATTGGAGGATTGTAAGATGATAAAACTTAGAAACACAGGCACAGTTACTATCTCTACTGGCACTATCTCTGCAAGCGGATCTTACACTACGGATGCTTATGATGCATCATCTCTAGAAGGGTTCTTTTCACTTCAGTGGACTGTAACAGGAGATGGAACAATGAAAGCAGAAGTATTAGTATCTAACGATGGTGCAACTTTTCATGAATTAGATGCGGATATTACTACTGCACAAACAAAGTCTACTGGTACTTCAGGTGTTAATATGACAGATTTTGAAGTAACTCCGTGTAACCAATTTAAACTTAAATTTACTGAGACTGGCACAGCTAATTCTGTTACCGTTGTTGCTAGACTCAGAGCCCTTTAAGGAGGTATGACATGAGTAAATCAGGATTTCCTTGGAATTCGCTTGCTCGCCTTCTTACTAAGGCGCATACTTGGTCAGGCCAGCAAACATTCAGTAATATTAATGTAACTGGTGGTTCTATTACCGGTGCAGTTACTACTCTTCCAATGGCTACGTCTACTAATCCTGGCGTGAGTGCTGCAACTACGGTTACAATAGTAGATGCAAATTCTGGTGTTATTATCCTGCAGAACGATGGTTCTCCTGCAGCTCAGACTATTGGATCTCCTACAGTAGTTACTGCTGGTAAAATATTTACAGTTGTTAATAATGATACTTCTGTTGATAATGTTGTAGTTAATGGATTTACAGTTACTCCTGGTGAGGCACAAAGCTTTATCTGGGATGGAAGTGCGTGGGGGCCGACCGATCTTGGGATTACTTCAATCCCTGTACCAATTACACAAGGTGGCACAGGTTCAAGCACCGCAGCGGGGGCTTTTACGAACATCAAGCAGGCGGCCACGACCTCCGCAACTGGCGTTGTCGAACTAGAAACCGTAGCCGAAACCGTAGCAGGTGCAGGCACAGCAATGAGTCCCACAGGAGCAGGTGTAGCCGCAACAATCGCAGTGAATGCAAATCCCAAAGCCATGTCTCAGGGTGTTGCTTTGACCGCTGCGGCTGCTCCGGCTATTTTAAACGCACACAGCACGGTTTTTTCAAACACCACAAACAGTTTCGGTATAGGTGGAGATTTCATCCTTCCCACATGGACTCCAGCAGCTAATCAGGTATTGCGGAATAAGTGGGCGGCAAATGTTGGGTATAAAATTGAAGTTGTTTTAACATCTGGAATTTTCAGACTCACCCTGAACGATACAGTTTATGATTCAGCAGTCCCTGGGGGAGGCGCAGCTTCAAACCTTGTCGCTGGTACGGGGCATAAAATTCTTGCAGTGCCTACCGTGGGAGCATCAACAACCACGGTATCATTCTTCCTTGACGGCAATCTTCTTTCAACCACGGAAGCACAGGCTAATGAGGACGTAACAAACACTCAGGATATGTACACAGGTGGAACGTCTGCGGCAAGATACGCCATGACGGTGTTTGACACTTATAACTTCAACCGCGCCCTCACAGCAGCAGAAGTCCTTGACCTCTACAGAAATGGTATTGCTGAAGCTGATAAGTGGGGGAGTCAGACAAGTTTGGTAACTGGTGACAATTCCACTTTTGCGAGCGATACTGGTTGGTGGTCAAAAGAGGCTACGGTATCAATAGCTGACGGAGTTGCACATTTTGTAGACGCTGCAAATGCGGGATCAGGATTAAATCGTAATAGTGTCACGTTTCTTTTACCGTCAAAGCGTTATCGAGTTATATACACCATATCAAATTATGTTAAAGGCGGGATTCGTGTTGACCCTGGTGGCGTCGCTGCTGTTACTAACCCAACTCGATCAGCAAATGGAACATATACTGAGGATTTTGAGGTTGCGTCTTCTGGTAATGGGAAAATTTATTTTTCTGGAATCGGCGCGGGATTAACTACGTTGGATATAGATAACGTAACAATTTACCAAATTGGCGCGACCCTAGCCCTAGAGAGTGAAGGCATACAGCCTGCGCCCGGACAATGTCTGGATTCATCGAGCAATAAACTTCATGCCATGCAACCAGCAGCTGGTTCAAGCCTGACGCGCTACAAGAAAGACTTTGAATACCGCTGGACAAACACTTGGACGGCATCGAGTGCGGCTCAATACGTTGGCGGCCTGAATCAAGCTGTCCTTTCCGCCGACCACTTTATCACTGACATTATCACACAGGCCACAGTAACAACGGACGTTGAAAACTTGGAGCTTGGGGACGGAAGCGCCGTGGCTAAATTCGTTGCGGCCTTTGCTCCTTCTGCAACACGAACGAAGCAGACGATAGCGGCACAGAATGACGGAACGAATCTGAAGCTGGTTTACACTCCGGCGGCAGAAGCAACCATGACAGTTGAAACAATAATTCGCGGCTTCATTTGGGAGCCATAGGAGGATAAAATGATTATATCTTTAAACATTAACAGACCGGACGTTGAAGTATTGCAGATTAACATTGCCAGTAAGACCGTGGACTTTAAGGATGTGGATGGCGTTTGCAATGCACCCTATGTTTCCGAAGCAGACATCCCCACTGAAGCCGAACTGAAAACAGCCATTGAAGCTGTGCTGGGTGCGGTATGATTTACAGCATCCGCTATACAGACGACATGCCAAAGGATACAGGAGGTTATGCAAGAGCGTGGTTAATAAGAATACGCCCTCGCTACAAAGATGACAAGGGCATCCATAACCATGAACTCTGCCATGTTGCTCAGTTCTGGCGCACCTGCGGACTTCATGGATTATTCTATTTGCTGTCAAAGAAATACAAACTAAACGCAGAAGTCGAAGCGTATCGTGAACAGTTAAAGTATGAACCTGCAGCAACTGACCCTGAGCATTACAGGGATATGTACGCAGGGTTTATTGCAGATAATTACAATTTGGACATAAGCAAAGGTGAGGTGTTGAAAATACTGTGAATGGAGATCGAACACAAATGGACGAGATAAGAATTGGCTATGATATGGAAGATATATCACAAAAAACTGAATCTGAAAAACTGGACTTGTTGCTAAGAATTGCTTTCTCAAATCATTCTGTCTTGACCAATCACGGTAAGATTCTATTCGGGAACGGCAAGCAGGGATTGTGCGATATTGCTCGGTACAATAGAACTGCAATTAATGGATTGTGGGCAATATTTGTTCTGGCGATAATCGGTTTCGCCAGCATACTTTTTACGCATGTGGGCAAGTGAAATGAATCCCTATGAATATTGGTATCAGCTTTGGAAGTGGTGGGCAGAAACGCTGTTTGAAGTTCGGGTGCTGAGGGATTTGCATAATATTAATGTGAAGCGGATAGATGCAATCGAGAGGACGATGAAATGAGTGAATTGGGCGATCTCAGAAAGTTATTTACCAGATGTGTCGTTAAACTCTTAACTTTCATGCTTGAAGAAGGCGATCAACCTATGATTGGCAAGGATGGCCTAAAGCACATGAAGGGCAGTCTGCATTTTGATGGACTTGCGATAGACGTTGATCTTTGCGATAAGGACGGCAATTATTTAAGTAATACGGAAGATCATAGAAAATACGGGTTGTTCTGGGAGTCGCTACATCCTCTTTGTTTCTGGGGAGGGAATGGTTTAAAAGATGACGGGCTGAAGAATGATGGCAACCACTATTCCGTGACTTGTGGGGGGAGGAAGTAAGATGGGACTTGATATAACAGGACTTGGAAGTGTGTTTGATTTTCTATCTAAAGGAATTGATAAGATATTTCCTGACAAGAACGAAGCTAACAAGGCGAAACTTGAAATGCTTAGACTCCAGCAGGAAGGTGAGTTCAAAGAACTCGATCTTGAGTTCAAAGCAGCCGCCGGCCAAGCAGCAATAAATTTGAAGGAAGCAGAGAATCTGTCTGTGTTTGTAAGCGGCTGGCGGCCAGCTGTGGGTTGGGTGTGCGTATCAGCTTACGCGTTTAACTATCTTGCTTTACCGATTTTAAATTGGGTATCTTTATGGATTGATAAAGCTGCACCTGCAATAGTAGCTCTTGAGACTGGAGAACTTACTACACTGCTGTTTGGAATGCTTGGGATAGGCGGACTTAGAACGTTTGAGAAGATTAAGAAAGTTGCAAATAAATAGACTCCTTCCGCTCAGGAGTCGTTAAGGCTACAGTAACGATTTATACTCTCCTTCTCGTTACTGTAGCCACTAAGGAGATAGCATGAAAGTACCGAATGATATACTTAAGAAGATAGAACACATGATGAGCAGTAAAAAAGGAATTAAGATTAAAGAAGTAAGTCGCGGCAAGAAATTAGCGATGCCTAGGAAATAGAGCATTGTCAAAAATTGACACTACTGATTGGAGTTAGAGATGAACTACACAGAAACTACATCAATTGGATCTACTGAGTTAAGTGATGAAGATTTCGCTTTACTTAATAAAGTTAATACTTGGCTAAAGCAGACTGAAGGAGCTGATAGTGAATCTGTGTGGTTAACTGAAGCTGAAGAAGATTATGCTTACTACGCTGGTGATCAAGATTCAAATGAAGTGCTTGAAGCGCTTGCACTTGCAAAAAGGCCGGCTTTAGTGTATAATCAGATTAAACCTAAAGTTGATGTTGTCGTAGGTTTAGCTGGCCAGAATCGTCAGTTGCCTTCAGCCTTTCCGGTAGAAAAGAATGATGAAGCTTTGGTAGAACTTGCTAACGGCACTATTAAGTTTTTCCGTAGAGAGTCTAGTTTAGCTGACAATGAAATGACTTGTTTTGAACACACAGTTAAAAGTGGAAGAAGCTTATTGCACTTTTATATTAATGACGATAATCCGTATGAACCAGAAATAAAAACTCGCTTTGTTCACGGCAGAAATTTTAAGATAGATCCAAGAAGTATTAACTATGACTTGTCTGATGCAAGATTTTTGTTTATTGATTTCTGGTACGATAAAGAAGAGATTAAAATAAAGTATCCAACGTTTGATCCTGATAAAGTAACACAGTTACAGAACTCAGACGGCTCATCTCCGATGTTTTATAATGCTGTCGAAGATACTTATCGAGTCACAGAATGCTGGTATAAAAGCACCGAAGAACTTTACTGGTTTACCAGTCCTATTACTGGTAAAATAGAAAAACTCATGAAAAGCGAGTTTGAAAAATTTAGAGATGCAGTACGTGCTGGTATTCCAATGCCAAACGGGCAAGTAGTTGTTGATCAGCAGTTTGATGGTGTAAAGAGATATGGTACAGTTTATAGATTTGTAATCTTTTCAAATTGCTATATATTTGAAAAAGGTATTTCTAAGCATAGGTGGGAAGGATTTCCTGACGTTTTGTTTGGTGGCTATAAACACGATAAGGAAAATAGATGGTTTGGTTTGATTTCTATGATGAAAGATCCTCAAACTGGAATCAATACAATGCGGAGACAAATGCAGCATCTACTGCAGACTTCTCCTAAAGGTATACTGATTCACGAAGTAGGAGCTATTATTGATATTGAAGAATATGAAAAGAGATCTGCTGAACCAAACTATCATATGGAAGTATCTAGTGGCGCGCTTGAAAAAGTTCGCTTTACTAATCAACCTTCTATATCTCCTGTTTATGGGCAGTTAATGGATACTGATGGTCAGTTTATGAAAGATGTATCTGGTGTGCAGAATGATACGTTGGGTATTC